CGTCTACGAGCACCTGTCCGAAATTGTTGAATATCGGGAATGCATCTCTAAACGCTTCGACAAATTTATCAATGAAGTTTGACGCTCCAGACCAGAGGTTAGAGAACGCCTGAATGACCTTCTCACGGCCTTCGTTCTCTTTCCAGAACTGTAAATATCCATTTCTAAGGTCGGATATGGCATCGATGTACGGGCTTATAGCTTTGTATACGCCAGTCCACAGTTCTTTCGATTCCTCGAAGTCGCCAAATATCAATTGCCATGTCTTAGTCCAACCGGAACCTATCTGCTCGGATACAGTACTCGTAAGCTGTGAAAATGTCTTTACGACGGTCGCCGCATCGGTTGCGGTCTTAGCCATCGTTGTGATTTCTTTTATCTCAGCCTCAGACCAGCCTTGTGCTGCGAGAGCTGCTTCATCAAGGTCACCAGAGAACTGTTTAAGTGTCTCGGACAGTACATCCGCAGTAAGCCAAGTATTACCGCCAGATATGGACTCTCTAAACGACTTTGTCTCGTCTACGACGATGCCCATATGAGTTGCGGTTCTCTTCAGAGCGTCCTGGAAGACCTTACCACCCATACCAGCGTTAACTACAGAGTTCCAGTCTTGCAGATTTACTCTACCTGCTGCCAGAGCCTGTGAAAGCTGATACATTGCTCTCGATGCCTGTTCCGATGTAGAACCCGATACAGCTGCGAGGTTAGCGATACCCTTGATAGCTGAGGTTGAGGTCTCAAGGTCCAGACCAGCAGCGGTAAACGTACCGATGTTACGAGTCATCTCAGTGAAATTGTAGATGGTCTTATCAGCGTACTCGTTAAGGTCATCGAGAGCTGCGTTTACATCTGTTATTGTAGTTCCAAGATGCTGTGTGTTCGCCAGAATTGTCTGTACGGCGCCCTGCTGAGTCTCATACTCTGCAAAACCAGCCTTGGCACCCTGCATGGTGAGAGCTTTAAATAACTTTTCACCAGTGTCAACCGCGTATTTCGACAATCTGTCAAATACCTCGAGTTTAATACGTCCGCCGAGAGTCGCAAGGCTACTTTCGAGCGCCGAAACGCCGTTTGTTATTGGGTCGAAACTCAGTTTGTTAATGCCATTTTGAATGCTACGAACTGAATCGCCAACGCCTTCGAACTTAAGAGCTTCGGTGAGCTTATCAAGACTCGTGATGGTCTGACTAACGCCTCGTTCAAACTGGCGGTTGTCAAATTGCATTTCGACTACGCGTTCTTCAACTTCTCTGCTCATCCTTTAGTGACCTCCTTCCATACCGAATCCGCTATTCTCTCAAATATTGGTCGTAATGCGTCATTTATGTATTCAGACCCTTGTACGTATCCACCGTTTCGTGTTGCGTGTCCGTATTGCAAGATTATCGCAATTGGCGTGCCATCAACAACGTTTGAGTTTTTCCAAACGATGGACGTGGTCTTATCATTTCTTTCTATTTCGTAATACCATGATGCAGCGGTTAAACCCGTATCTACGGGGGTGGCTGCAGCGAGAGCTTTAACCCCTTCTTGCCCGTATTTATCGAGGGAGCTTAGTTTCATCTTCTTGTTTCTTTGGAGAAAAGCTTCTGTTTTCTTGAAACTACCTCCGACTTTAACTTTAATCAATTGCATCAGTCCTTCTAAAAAATAAAACCCCTGTCGAAATCGGCAGGGGCTGGAGGGTTATCCAGAGCTATGCATTTTAGCCCTTCGCGCCATATTAAGCGCTCTATTTTGTTTAAGAATTTCCCTGTTGCTCATCTTCTGTTGCGGTGCGTTTTCGACATTGCATACTTCGATGAGCATCAGGAGTCTATTAAGGTGCCATTTCTGGCATTCAAAGGGGATTTGGTGTGCGACCATCCAGTAATAGATAACTTCCGAAGTGACAATCCGGTTGTTTCTTCTAGGGCCGCCTTTTCCGCCGTTGCGATGGTTTATCGTTGTGGCGGTCATTGGGTCGGCTATGTAATCGCCGATTTGTTGTATCTGTTCCTGTGTCAGACAATAAAAAGCCTCAGGGTCGACGTTGTTTATTGTCATACACTGAATGTAATAGAGCATCTCTTCTGGGGTCTTTTCATCTTTTCCGAGAAACGGTTTATGATACTTCGACTCCCATTTTGATAACGACAGAAGAGAATGCTCCATCGTTAACGTTGTGGGCTTAACACCACGAACTATGGCAAACTCCTCTTTATTTGGGTCCCATACTTCGTGGTCTTCTCGCCCTTCGATGCTTATCGTGAGCATTATTTTGCCTCGATTGACTTAGCACTGTTTGCGATGCTAGCCGGAACAATAGCGTTGATGAAGCTTGAAGCGGCATCAGCATCGGTGATGAGACTCATGTACAGGTCTGAGTACGCCTGAGTAGAAGTAAAGTCCTCAAGAATTTCCTCGGACTTCAGGAACTTCCTACCATCAGGAGACTTAACACCATAGCTCTTCTTGACGATGGCTTCAAACAGATTAGTGAGCTCGGTGGTATCCTGGGCGCTGATGATTGCTTCGAGGTGAGCCTTAAGTCCACCCTTGGTCTTAAGATTCATCTCAGTGAGCTCAGCTTCTGTGAGATTGAAGTAGAAATCCTCTTCTCTCTCGTTGCCGTCGAAGTCTGTGTACTTGATTGTTTTCTTTAACATAATTAATTCCTCCTATATGAATTATTAAATATAAAACCCCGCGGTTTTACATCTCCTCGGATGGTGAGGGTGCTACTCCCGCGGGGTTACCGTCTGATTATTGACCGATTACCCATTGCGCATCACGTGATATACCAATTGTTGCACTATTATCATCTTGCAGCCAGACTATGGTCATTACCCCTCCGCCAATGATTTCAACGACCGCATATATGAATTCATTATCTGGATTAGTAACAGCATGCGCTATACCACAGCATACGTTTTCACAAACGTATTCAGTTCCACTGGTGTTAACTGTTACAGTTAACGACACGTTTTCACCATTATTTAATGCCTGCAATGTCTGTGCAAATGTTTTATCAGTAGTTATTGATGCACTACTTTGGTCAATTGTTGTGGCAGTCATATTAACAGAAAAAGTGGAAGGAGCTGGAACTGCTGCGACATTTACCTGAGAATATCCATCAACAGGCGACTCAGGAATTATGGTCTGTGCCTCACTTGTTGGAGTAACATTAAGTGTCGTCATATTATGCATAACGTCCAGGTCTACAACCTTAGTCATAGCGTCAATGGAGCCAGCTACACCGTGATTGGTTACTGGTGTGCCGCCGAGCTTAACGACAATGTTATTGAGAATCTCTTCCTCATTTCTGCCGTTAGCGTCTGCGCCTATTTTTCTTGCAAGTGCTCTCAGAGCGTCGGGAATACTAGCGTACATAATTTTAGTCCTCCTTGACTTTGATTTCTATTACTTGCCCAGCAAGTATTTTGTTTACATTTTTTATGCCATTCAGTTCAGCAATATCAATGACTGATACTCCAAACTTCTTAGCAATTCCGATGAGTGTATCGCCATATCTTATAGTGTACTTTATGATTTTGGTTTTAGGCTTCTCGGAGACGCCTTTAGCCTTTGCCGAGATAGCCGATACATCAGCTACGTTAACTTTGCCGTCGCCGTTCATGTCTGCCGCTTCTTTCTGTTCGACATTCAGTGTCTTTTTGCCCTTGACAGCAGCCGACGTTATGGTTACATCGGTTACATTGACCTTGCCGTCGCCATTAACGTCGCCTTTGGTAACCTTTTTCTTAGGCTGTTCGGGTTTCTTTTCTTCCATTTTGATTTTCTCGAAACCGTTTAGGCCTGCGGATTTTATGATAGTCGGATAATCCTTGTAAGCGCGGTTCGCGTCGACAGCGCCATTGATACCCGACGCCCGAGCATTATCGCTATATTGCCATATGCCATAAGCTCCAGTATAAACGCTAGGTTGTGACGCATTGGTCCACTCTGCAAGCCAGATGTCGTAAGCTTTCTTATTGGCAGCGCTTATGCGATTCTCGAGCCAACCGCCAAAGCTGTAAATCATAGCATAATAGCCATTCTTTTCGAGGTATGAGCAGAACGCCTTACACATAGCGTTAATGGTTTTATTGCTTAAGCCGCTCTGAGATGGGTCCTCAATATCAAACGCGAGAGGATACTCGAACTGCTTGCCCTTTACCGCTTCAAGGAATGTCTTTGCTTCCTGCTCAGCCTCTGATGCAGTCTTAGCGTACGAGTACCAGTAAGCACCAACGTTCAGCCCAGCTTCTTTAGCCTGCTTGTAGTTGGTCTCGAAGTACTGGTCCTTCTGGTTGATGTAACGACCATAACCGGCGTTGAGTATCACGAAGTCGTACCCAGACTTTTTGATAGCATAAAAGTTAACATCACCCTGCCATCTTGAAATATCAAGACCTTTTCTTGCCTCCGTCATTATCGTTCACCGCCTTTTCATTTATCGCCTGTATCTCAGCTTCTACAGGCGTCATAACTTTGGAATAAAAATCCTTAAGCGCCATTATTTCGTCAACACGGTTATCAAGAAATGTCAGGACGTCCTCTTCAGGAATACCAGTAACACCAGATATGGTCTCGATTGTCGAGCCTGTCGCGAAAGCCCTGAGAATATCATTCTTTTCCTCTGTAGTCATCTCCGTAAATATCGGAGCATCGGGTTTAGCGTTTACAAAAGCCATATAAAAGCATCTCCTTTCATCCTATATAATTATTCGCAGAGCCGAAGACTAACCGAAGCTGCCCTCAGCCCTACTATAATTATATAGGAGTAATATAATTATGGACTTAATAGTTGGTCGCTATTAGTATCCAGCTCCCATTTTGAATTAAGACAGCAGTGTAACTACTTCTGCGGGCAGAGGCAGATAAGGCAGAGTCTTACCATTAGTGTAGTAAGTTGTGCCCTGCTGAGGTGTGGTATCGGTGGTTACGGTGTATACGTAAGCGCCTTCTGTACCTGTTCTGGTGTAGTAAACAGTGTGAGCCACGAAAGTTTCACCAGTGAACTCGGTGTAAGTGTCGCCACCCTCTACGCCATACAGAGCCTGCTCGAGAACGGCAAGCTTAGCTGCAGCAACCTTTGTGCTGTCGATAGTAACGATAGAGGTATCCTTGTGACCGGAAACAGCAACAGGAATGGTTGTAAACTCCCAGCTGAAAGTGATAGCCTCAGGAGAGTCGTTGATTGTGGAGTAGCTTCTCTGAGAAGGAGATACAGTACAGCCGTATACAAGGTGAATCTTGTATCCGTAGTCGTTCATCTCGGTATCGTTACCCAGTGTGGTTACATAAGACAGACCGAATGTGGATCTCTTCTGCTGACCGATGACTACGCCGGTTGAAATTTCAGCGGAGCCGTCGCAATAACCGAACTCATCAGGATACATATAAGCTTCGATAGTACCGCCGAACTGTTCAGCAGAACGGAGGGTCAGGTACTTGATGTCATCAGCCCACAGGTCAGTAGCTTCTGCGCCAGAGGGAGACTCAGTAACAGCGGTCAGACCGTTCCAAGCCACGCCAGAGTCATAAGCCTTTGATGTTGTGTTGAAGGGGTACAGAACGCCCTTCTTGTTACCGGTTTCGTAAAGTCTCTCACCGGTCTGGTCCCATTTAAGCAGGGGAGTAGGTGTAGGCATTAAAAATTCCTCCTTTTAATAATATATGTCAAGTACGTCGTGGTTAAGACCATCAGACGTATAATGACGACTGTGTGTACACATCGGGATTTCCGATGCAAGTTGCATTATCCACGGGTTATTCGGCATCGGGTCTATGACTGTGACCTGATAATGCCTACAAATATTGTAAGCCTTATTATTTGCAAACTTGGAAACCCAAGGTTGGTCATGATACTCGATGCATGGATAGATCATTCTAACATTCGCCGGAGGCTGATAGTAAATATGTTCAGCCCCGGTCGTGGCTGCTAAGAGACTGTGAAAGTCTTCACGACTGTGGTTGTGGCTGCTCATGATACAAACCTCCAAAGCTTATGATTAGTCTAGGATAATTAAGTTCTACGGCGCTTACCTCCCATTTTGAATTGTTGAGAGTAACATACCGTAGATTAGCGAAGTTCTCAAGAGCATATGGGTCCAAGAGAACGCTTAACTGATTGTTGAATTTAAAATCGTCACTGACTTTTTCGGCCCCTTGTGAGTGATTTATGACACGTGTAATGTCTCCGAAATAATCGTACTCTGTGATAGTTTCACGGAATACGCCGACGGGACCTTCGACCCATTCAACAAAACCGAGTTTCCCAAAATACTTCATATGCTCTTTTCAACTCCTTTATTCTTAGTTAGATGCTGCTCTGTCGAGCTCGATTGCGATTGCAGAGAAGGGCTTGATGAGCGCGCCAGAGATTCTGGTCTCGATGAGGTACTTCATCTGGTTGTAATCGATGTCAAAGTCATCGAACAGATTGATAGCACCGCCCTTGTCAGCGCCGATGTTGTAATCCTTCAGGTTAACGATAAGACCGATGAGAGGATAGCTCTTCTCGTCTACTTCGCCTTCGTTTACCACTCTGGCAACACCCTCCATTACAGGAACCTCAACGATATCCCTAACACGGAGAGCAGTAGCCAGC